ATTTCTTGGGTTTTCTGAAGTTCTTACCTGACGATTTGTCAGACAAGATTGTGAATCTTTTACTTGGGAAAGTGGGACTTGGTAAATGAGATATTTATTGCTTCTTTTACTGCTAACTGGTTGCGAAGAGAAATATCGCTACAAGTGCCAGAACCCTGACAACTTTCATGCGACAGAGTGTCAAAAACCTCGGTGTCTGTTTACTCAGCAATGTCCAGAATACTTGGTTGCACCAATCTTAGAGAAAAAAGTTGACGAAGTTAAACCGCAAGAGGAATCCAAAAAATGAAACTTTCTGAAGTTAAAAGCACAGAGGAAACTATTGAGCTTATAAAGGTTTATGCGTGGCTTTTTTCTGTGGTTGTTGTCATGCTTGTATTTGGCTTCACAGTGTTTGCCATGCTCTATTCTGTAATTTTTGTGACTCAGCCCCTTAAATCTATGAGTCCGATAGACAGCGCTTTTACCAAGCTCTTGAATGACGTTGTGCTTTTATTGGTTGGAAGTATCAGCACATTGATCGGTATGTTTGCCATTAACAAGGGTGCTAAATCATTTGCTGAAAGAAGAAGCCCAACACAACCTATGTGTGGCAGCTATCAAGGCGGTTATCAATCAAGTCCTCCAACCTATAACCCTCAAGGTGCTTATGGCGGTTTGCCTAGCCAACCATTCGGTGCTATGCCTGTTTGGAAGAACCCAGAGCTAGATGAGTCTTGGACTCCTGGCCCTCCTCCCACTACCCCACCTGACCACTTAGAAGATGACTATGAGCGTGAAGAGTTGGCACTAGCAAGAAAAGAGGCTGAGTAATGTTTGGAATCCCTTTACCTTGGTTGATTTTGGGTGTGTCAGTGGCTTTGTTTGGCACTTACCGAAGTGGCTATCACTTTGGCTGGTCAGACAGAGATGCTGATATGCAGATTGCCATTGCCAAAAAGAATGATGAGGCCCGTGTGCTTGAACAGAACATGGCCTCCAAGTTGTCAGATCAGGAAACTTTACTCAGAAAGGCTCAAAATGAAATTACTAAGAAACAGTCTGCTATGCACGAGCTTGCTCGTACTGGTAGGTTGCGCCTCCCCACCCCCAGTTGTCCACAAGCAAGCGCAAGTGCCACCACTACCGCAGGAAATACACAACCCAGCGAATCCGATCAAAGCGAATCTGAGCGAACGCTTATATCAGCTCTTATCGATCTCGCAGCCGATGGGGATAAAGCCGCCACAAAGCTCAATGCCTGTATCGGGGCTTACAACGAAGTAAGGAGTTTGATCAATGGTCAACAGTGAACAACTTAAACAACTTCACATTGGCTCTGATTGGGTTGATGCACTCAATGCCACCTTTGAGAGATTCGATATTTCCACTCCACTCAGACAAGCAGCTTTCATTGGTCAGTGTGGGCATGAGTGTGGAAACTTTAGGATTCTTGAGGAAAACCTAAACTATCGGGCAGAGGCTTTGCAGAAGTTATGGCCTAGACGCTTTGATGCGGCTAAAGCACAAGCTTGCCAGCGCAATCCCAAGTTAATTGCTAATACTGTCTACAGTTCACGCATGGGTAACAGGGATGAAGCGTCTGGGGATGGGTATCGCTTCAGAGGCAGAGGTTGCATCCAGTTGACAGGACACGCCAACTATTACCATGCAGGGCAAGCTTTAGGGGTTGATTTTGTAATGCAGCCTGAGTTGGTGGCAACTCCAATGTATGCGGCTCTAACAGCGGGATGGTTTTGGGATGTTCAAAAGCTAAACCAATATGCTGATTCCCAAGACTACAAGACCATGACCAAGAAAATCAATGGCGGCTTTATTGGCCTTGCAGACAGGGAAAAGCATATCAATGAAGCCCTGTCAGTCTTGATCTAAGATTGCCCCTAGAGCCTTAATTCGCTTTAGGTGTGCAGTTGTGTGCCTTGCTCGAAGAACAGTGTCAATGGTCTTTAAAGTGGCTTCATTCGCCTCTTTAAGCTGCTTGAGAATAGTCATTCGCTCCCTTGGTGGAACTTTGCCAGCCCTTGCAGTTTTGTCAGACAAATCCTCATAGGCATCTTGCCAAGCTTCTAGCGTTTCATAGGATGCGTGAGGCTCTTCCTTGTTGGGGATGTAAATATGCAATGAGCCAGTTGTAACAACCTCAACAACTTCAGACACTTCTTCCTCAATGATTGGCTGCTCTTCAATTTCAACCATTTTGGGAGCAACCAAATCCAATGGATTGGCGGGTTTGGCTTGCACAGGCTTGGCCTCATCTGGGTAGTCCTGCGCTTCCTCTGCGGTGATCATGCCCTTGAGAACGTCTGGGAAGGCATCACGCAAAGCAAACCCTCTTGCCCTCATCTGCATCATGCGCTTTGGGTAGGCTGACCAAGGGCCTTGCTTGCCCCATAGACCTGCCCTCTTTGCGTCTTCCACTGAGAACTTCACAGTCACTGGCTTGCGCCCTTTTCTCTTGGCTACGCAAACTGCTGTCGGGTTAGTTGAACCCTCGTTTTCAAAGAACTCTTCTACATCATCACAAACTGGACTAGCTTGCACCAGTGCCATAGCTGCATCACCATAGACGCTAGGCTTGCCATTGATCACTGCAATGTTTTGCAAGGCTTGCATGGGTGCTAGACCAAGCTCGAAGCCCCACTGCACACACACAAGAATGTCTTGGGGTCTCCCTTGATAAGCCTTTGGCACGATTGAACTGCTTGCCAACAGGTCAGAGAACTGGATGGCCTCAGTCAGATTGGCAGGAGCGAAACCTCTGTTGTTAGTGCTTAATTGCATTTTGGATTTCCTCTTCTGTTAATTCTGAATTGATAACTGCTAAGACCAGTTCTGCAATGGCTTCAACGGCCTTTTCAGCAATCTCTCTAGGCATCTCAGGGGTTGCTTGCATCATTGCGTCAACTGCCATCTCATAGGCTTTTTCAATCGTTGTGACGTTCATACTGTTAACCCCTTGATGCTCAGATTTGATTGGCGAACTGAGTAAGCTTTTCGTGCAGGTGAAAGCTTTTCAGGGGATTCCTTGTAATGACGCATCTTCCAAGTGATTAAAACTTCACCTGACCTGCCACTGTCAGCCTCACCCAGCATTTGCTTGATCTTCATTTCAGCTTCATCAATAGAAGACTCACAAGCGTTAATGACTAACTTCTTGTCTAAGATTGTTTTTGCAAGTTCTACGGCCTCGCTGCTCAACTCAATTTCTTTGGTCTGTGCGACAGGAAACATAGCGTTTAAGTCAAAGCTTGAAGTGGGTGGGTAGAAGTCACGCTCTCCCCTAGATTTATAAGCACTCAACTTTGAGTCAAACTCCAAGACTGCCTTGGCAATGGCTTTTTGGGTGTCATAGTGAACGGCAAACAGGAAAACACGCAAGGTCATGCCGGAATAGAGAACACAAACTGCGCCCCATTGATGGCCTGTGACCAACAACTGCCCTTGCAACTGGATTGGGCCTCTAGCCAAATCAGGGGTGTCTTCAGGAAATGACTTGGTTAGTTTGGCTTCCAATACGCCAGTGCCTCGCAAAACAATGGAGTCTTGCCCAACAACATAGATGCCGTTCGCTGGGTCATGTTTGACCTCAAGTCCCTCACCCTCGGCTAACCCATCCAAGCTGCACTGAAGTGGCAGGGACTCATGGGTGTAGGCTTTCCTAATGTCAGTGTCAAACTTGGTTAATCCAAGCCGTTTGACAGATTCGGACAAGATCACTGGCTCTAGGGTATTCCCCCATCCCATTGCCTCGTTAGAAATGTCGGGTCTTTCTTTGCCATCAATGGCATTTATTGAAAAGGTCAATTCGTCATTTGGGGTTGAGTATTTTGAATAACCCATGAGCGCAGGTAAGCGACTTGCGCTCATTACCCTATCGTCTGTTAATTTTCCAGCCATTTTTATTTCTCTTTTTATTAGGTTAATTCGTAGATTCGGACAATTCGGGCATGGGCTTCTGGGTGTGAAGCCTCACATAACCCAATCTTGCGAAATTGCTTGGTTCGGAACACTGCACCCAAAACTGATGGGTGTGTGCCAGAAGGCACTTGGATGTGCTTGCGAACGTCATTGATGCTGACCTCGCCTTGACGCTTGGCGATCTGTACAGCCAGGCTGCGGCAGTGGCTCAGAAAGTCAGCATCACGATGCTCAAAGAAGTCCAGTTGAGCATTGCGGATTTGTTGGCCTTGGGTTTGTTCAAGCATGGCAAACCTCCTCAAAGGTCTGAGCTTTTTGAGCTGCCTGTTGAGTCTCTTCTTGGGTGGCTAATTCAGCCAATGGCCTCCAGCCAAACCTCCTCCAAGTCAGTTGGACATTAGTGCCAGCAGCAGATGTGTACTCGCAACCCTGTGCAAGAGTTTTGGTGGGATAGGTGATTTTCTGCATATCAGAAAACCACAAAAACA